GCCATCAAGGAGCTGTTCCCGCCGCAGGGGCCGGTCAAGGACATGATCCCCGGCGAGGTGACGGCCGACAAGGTCAAGAAGGCCAAGCGCAAGACCACCTTCATGAACTGGCAGCTCACCGTGCAGAGCAGCGAATTCCGCGCCGAGCTGGAGCAGCTCCTGACGCAGGTGCCGCTGGGCGGCGCGCAGTACATGAAGGTCACGTGGAAGGAAGACCGCAACCGGCCTGAGTTCCTGTTCGTCGCGATCGACGACCTGTACCTGCCGTTCGCTGCAACCAACTTCTACACCGCGCAGCGCAAGACGCACGTGCAGTATCTTACGGCCGTGGACTACCAGCGCCGCGTCAAGAGCGGCATGTACCGCGACGTGGATCTCGGCCCGGTCAGCATGGAGCCCGAGTACAGCGTCGCCGAGAAGGCGAACAACAAGATCGAGGGCCGCGAGGAGACCAGCTACAACGAGGATGGCCTCCGCACCGTCTACGAGGTGTACACCATCGCCGCGATCGAGGACGACGAGGCGCTGCCGTACATCATCAGCATCGACAAGCCGTCGGGCAAGGTGCTCAGCATCTACCGCAACTGGGACGAGCTGGACGAGGCGCAGGAAGAGCTGCAGTGGTTCGTCGAGTTCCCCTTCGTGCCGTGGCGCGGCGCGTACCCGATCGGCCTGCCGCACATGGTCGGCGGTCTGGCGGCCGCCGCGACGGGCGCACTGCGCGCCCTGCTCGACAGCGCGCACATCAGCAACAGCCAGACCATGCTCAAGCTCAAGGGCGGCAGCAAGGGCGGGCAGAGCCTCGAGATCCAGCCGACGCAGGTGATGGAGATCGAGGGCGGCATGGCGGCGGACGACATCCGCAAGCTGATCATGCCGCTGCCGTACAACCAGCCGTCGCCGGTGCTGTTCTCGCTGCTCGGCTTCTTGGTCGATGCGGGCAAGGGCGTCATCCGCACCAGCATGGAGGACATCGCCGACGGCAACGCCAACGCGCCAGTCGGCACGACGCTCGCCAAGATCGAGCAGGGCATGGTCGTGTTCAGCGCCATCCACGCCCGCCTGCACAACTCGATGCAGAAGCTGCTGGCCATCCTGCACCGCCTCAACGCCATGTACCTCGACGACGAGGAGACGGACGTTGAGCTGGGCGAGGAGCTGGCCACGCGCGCCGACTTCGAAGGCCCGCTCGACGTGGTGCCGGTCAGCGACCCGAACATCTTCAGCGAGGCGCAGCGTTTCGCGCAGGTGCAGGCGGTGGCCCAGCGCGCTGCGGCCATGCCGCAGCTCTACAACATGCGGAAGGTCGAGGAGCGCATCCTCGAAACGCTCAAGATCCCCAACGCCAAGGATCTGTTGAACCCGGCGATGGAGCCGAAGGAGCAGAACGCCGTCAACGAGAACGTGGCGGCGACCATGGGCCGGCCGATCGTGGCCTTCCCCGAGCAGGATCACATCGCCCACCTCAAGACGCACCTCGCCTACCTGATGTCGCCAGCGCTGGGCATGAACCCGCTCATCGCGCCGACGTTCATCCCGGCGATCCTCAACCACATCAAGGAGCACATCGCGATGTGGTACGCGTCGAGCATCTTCGATCTGGGCACCGAGGCCGCCGGCGGCAAGGATCTGGGCGACCTGCTCAAGGAGCTGAAGACCGCCGACGACAAGCGCGCCTTCGACGGCATGCTGGCCGAGGCGGCTCAGATCGTGGCGCAGGAAGCGGGCAACGTGTTCGCGTCCCTGCCGCCCGTCATCCAGCAGGCGCAGCAGGTCATGCAGTCGTTCGCACCGCAGCCGCCGGTTGATCCGAGCGTGCAGTTGGCTCAGGCTCAACTGCAGGCACAGGCCCAGCGCGACGCGCAGCGGGCGCAGCTCGACGCCCAGCGTCTGCAGCTCACGGCCGCCCAGACCCAGCAGAAGGCGCAGCTCGATCAGGCCAAGCTGCAGCAGGCTGCCGCCGCCGATCAGGCCGATCTGCAGATGGATCAGGCCAAGCTGCAGCTCGACGCGCAGCAGGAGCAGGCGCGCCTCGCCTCCGCCCAGCAGATCGAGCAGATCGAGAACCAGCGCAAGATGGCTGAGATGCAGGTGCGTCAGGCGATGAACACGCAGGACAACCTGACGGCCATGGAGCTGGCGCAACTGGAGGTCGAGACGGGCGAGCGCTTCAGCGTCAGCACCGGCACCGGCATCAACCCGTAACGAGGAGACTGAAATGAACGACACCAAGGGCAAGCCGGTCGGTAAGGACGGCGTCAAGATGCACAAGCGTCTGGCAATGGGCGAAGCCGTCGAGACCGGTGCCGGCAAGGGCGCGATGGGCGGCAAGAGCTCGCCGAAGACGCCTGCATGAGGATTGAGGTTCTGCTGCAGCGTCTGGAGCAATCGCAGGCCGATCTGGCACGCGATGCGCTGGAGCAGCCTCAAGGCCGCGACCTCTTCGAGTATGGGAAGGTCGTCGGCATTTACGCTGGTCTCGAGCTGGCCAAGACCGTGTTGATCGACATGGTCGCGGAGAAAGAGCGAAAAGACCGTAATCTCTAACCACTTGAGCGGAGGAGCACCCGTGCAAGAATATGTTCTGAACAAGGTACAGTTTGCGTATGGCAGCATCGACGAGGCCTTCCCGGCCGTTGATCCGGGCGTGAAGCCCTTTGGCAGCCGCGTGCTGTGTCAGATCCGTCTGGCCAAGAAGAAGACGGCCGGCGGCATCATCCTGACGGGCGACACCAAGGACACCGAAACGTGGAACACGCAGGTGGCCAAGGTCGTGGCCGTCGGTGATCTGGCCTTCAAGAACCGCAACACGCAAGAGCCGTGGCCAGAGGGCTCGTGGGCTACGCCGGGGGACTTCGTCCGCGTCCCCAAGTACGGCGGTGACAAGTGGACGGTCAAAATCGACGACGATCAGGAAGTGATCTTCGTCATCCTCAACGATCTGGATCTGATCGGCGTAGTCACGGGCGACCCGCTCGCGATGAAGGCGTTCGTCTGATCCATAAGGCTGAAAGGAGCCGATCATGGCTGATACAGTAGACGAAAAGGACGACGATATCGTCGTCATCGAGACGGACGGCACCGAACAGGTTGAGCAGCCCGAGGTGCAGGACGACGATGAGGACGAGGACGACGACAGTCGCATGGGCACGTCCGAGGACGACTCCGAGGACGAGATCGTCGACAAGACGAAGAAGAACCGCGACAGCCGCGTCAAGCGTCGCCAACTGCAGAAGGTGGCCAAGGAGCGCTCGCAGCAGGAGCTGGCATATCTGCGCGAGCAGAACGCCGAACTCATGCGCCGCATGGCTGCGGTCGAGGGCAACACGCTGACGCAGAACGCGGCCGGCGTGCAGCAGCAACTGCAGCAGGCGCTGGCCGAGGCCCGGCAGGCCGAGCAGATCATGGCCCGCGCGATCGAGGCCGGCAACGGTGAGGACGCCGCGACCGCGCTCCGCATCCGCGACGAGGCCAAGGAGCGCGCCGCGCAGCTTTCCGCATACAAGGATCGCTTCGAGGCCGCCGCCAAGGAGGCGACCACGCCGCGCGCCGACCCGCGCGTCACGAACTACGCGCAGCAGTGGCTGTCAGCCAACTCGTGGTACGACCCGCAGGGCCGCGACGAGGACAGCGCCATCACCAAGGCGATCGACAACGCTCTGGCGCGTGAGGGCTGGAACCCCGCGAGCGAGGAGTATTGGCACGAGCTGACGCGCCGCGTGGCCAACCGCATCGGTGATGGGGACGAGGCACCCGCCCGCAGCACCAAGCGCAAGGCTCCGCCGACCGGCAGCGGCCGCGAATATGCACCGCCGAGCACCAAGAACGAAGTAGTAGTGACACCTGAGCGCAAACAGGCTATGTTAGACGCTGGTGTTTGGGACGACCCTGTCGCTCGCAAGCGCTACCTGAAGGCGTATCAGGACTACGACCGCAACACAGCTCGCTGAAAAGGAGAGAGCTAAATGTCTGAAGAACGTATGGATGATCGCCTGAAGAAGGAACTGGGTGTTAGTCGGCAACCCCGAGAGACGCAGGATCGGCGCACGACGCAGAACCGCGAAATCTCGGAAGATGACCGGCTCGCGATGTTCCGAATGCAGTTGTACAACGATGCTCTACCCAACATTCCAGATATCCCCGGATATCATGTGTGCTGGCTGACGACGACGAACAATGGCGACACGATCCAACACCGCCTGCGTCTGGGCTACGAACTCATTCGTGCCGAAGATGCTCCGGGGATGGAACTGGTCACCATGCAGACTGGCGAATACGCCGGCTGCGTCGCCGTCAAGGAAATGATCGCGGCTAAGCTGCCCTTGTCCCTGTACTACAGGTACATGCAGGAAGCTCACCACGACGCACCCATGCGGGAGGAGAACAAGCTCGAGGAAACCGCGCAGATGATGCGCGAGCAAGCCGAGCGTTCTGGCGGTCGTCTCGTCGAAGAGGACGACGTGCGGGGAGGGTATGGTTCAAACCCGGCAAAGGGCCTTTTCGCCTGATGCCTATTGAAACCCTTTTCTAAGGAAACAGGCTCATGTCTGCCACGGTCAATGCACCGTTCGGTCTGCGCCCGTCGTACTCGCCAAGTGGTGTGATCCGTCCCACCGCCTTCACGATTGCGTCGGCGTATGCTCAGAACATCTTCCAGAACCAGCCCGTACGTATCGCCCCCACCACCACCGGTGGCGAAACTGAAGGCAACATCGTCGCCGCCGCTGTTGGTGCCGCCTTCATCGGCGTCTTTCAGGGCGTCGAGTTCACCGATGGCGAAGGTCGCCGCCGCGTGTCCAACCGCTGGTTGGCCTCGACGGTTGCCACCGAGATCACGGCGTACACCACGCTTGACCCGACCATCTTCTACGAGATCCAGAGCAACGCCGCTCTGAACGTGGCAGATATCGGCAAGCAGTACGACCTGACTGCCATCTCGGGCAACACCACCACCGGCCTGAGCACTCAGGCTCTGGATGTGGCCTCCGCCGCCGCCAACGCTTCTGTCCGTCTCGTCGGCATCACGCCCGGCCCGGACAACGCCTTTGGCGACACCTATGTCATCGCGCAGGTACAGATCAGCGAACATCAGTTCGTTGCCACTGTCGCCGCTATCTAAGGGAGGGCTTGAACAATGGCTAGTCCAATGCGTTCAACCGACTTTCGTTCGATCGTCGAACCGATCCTGAACGAAGAGTTCAACGGCATCTATGACCAGCGCGCTGACGAATGGTCGCAGGTCTTCAAGGAGTTCAAGGGCATCCCCCGGAACTACCATGAAGAGCCTGTCCTGTACGGCTTCGGGGCTGCCCCGGAACTGCCGGACGGCATGCCGGTCACCTACCAGTCGGGCGGC